GAGTAATAGTATCTGTTTGGTTCGTACTCTTTAATGAAAAGAATTTCTCTTTCTTCTGTTGAAGTACCGAAAGAAGGAATACGAATCTTTTCTTTTTGTTTTCTTGTATCGTTCCAATCAGTACAATAGTAGTAAGCTTGTACTTTAGTTACACCATGTAATTTCTCTGCACGAAGTGTTTGAACAGGAACGTGGAATAATTTAGTAATCTTTGTATGGTCTTTATTCCACATTACTTGGAAAGCAGCATTACCATAGAGTTTGATATCAAAAGAAACTCTTCTTAAATCTTCTGCTGGTATTAACTTTGCAAGTGTATCTTCGAACTCTTCGTTATCTGTAATTAATCCTTTACCATAGATTAAATCTGCTACACCTTCTATACAAGCTGCATTAGTTGTAGAAGTATTATATGCTTCTGTTAACATATCATAGTAATCATCTTGGTGGTGAATACCAACAGGTACCCATTGATATCTTGTTTTGATATCTTCTGTTACAATTGGTACTTCCTCCCTTGTAAAGTTTACCACAGAAAAGTTTTGTTGTTGTTTCATAATACTATATAATCATTATCTGTTTCATAAGATACATACCCATCGTTTTGAGTATTATATACTGTCTTATCTATTGACTGTGATGCATATACTTGGATACTACCTCTCCATATTGAACCACTAACTGTATCAGTTAAAGTTGCCAAGAACTCTTGTGCCGTTCTTACCGAACCTTCTAAGGATTGTGAGAACGTTAAAATGTTTTCATAGGGATTGAATGAATACGAACCACTTAAATCATATGATGAGGTTGTATGTGTCATCATATCATATAAATCTAAAGTAATGGTTGAACCACTACCTGTATTCTCTGTTCTTACTACGAATTCGTTCGATTGGGATATGTAATAACTAAGCATTATCTCCTTATTATCTCGTTTTAACTTATAACAATCTCAACAGAACTTATAGTAAAAAGAAAACCCCTCTCACTAAGAGAAGGGTTTTTTATTTAAAAGTGTATCTTCTGATATACCGTTAACTTACGATGCTACTATCGTTGGTGCAGTTACTAACCCAGCGAATGGGTCTGTTGCAGTTGCTCCGTTTAGGAATGCTGCTGGTAACGCTTCTTCACCGGTGAACGTCATTGAATAACCATAAAGGTCTCCAAGTGCTGCTCCAGTCTGAATTGTACCTGCAGTTAAATCTGCTCCATTTACTTCACCTACTAATAGTGCTTCTCCGTTCTTAGTATGAACGATGATTTGTGGTCTACCATAAGCTAACAACTTCAACTGAGTTGTCATCTCGTTAGTTAACTTTTTCAAGTTAACAGTCAATTCTTGTGAAAAGAAAGTAGTTCCATTTTCACGAGATGAGTTTACAGTCTCAGTATAAGCAGAAGTACCTTTTAGTTCATATTTGTACACAGTATATCCAGCCAAGTCATCAACTTCACCGTCTGTGTTTTTATCGAAAGAGCCTGAAGAGTAATTAATAAAATAAACGGCTTGTAAACCACCTATTGATTCTTTACATACTTCTTCTCTTCCTGATGTTATTAAACATGCCATATCGGTCTCCTGTTTTTAAATGTTAAACTTATGTTATAGTAGGTTAAATGCTGCTACTTCATTGGTAAATCCAACTGCAGTTCCAGCAGTATATCTCATGATTACTCTAAAGTTTTGTGAACCATCAATGTCAGCCATATCTAGCACACGCACTTCGTTATAATCACTTAGAAGTCCTGTCCCAAAGTGGAAGTTGGATTTCTGTCCAGCGATAATTGTGTTATCACTCATACCAGGTGAATGAATCAATTCGATTCCTTGGAAGTTAGATGGTTTCTCACCTACGTTTAATTGGCTGTTAAATGAACCAACGTTTACAATACCTGATTGAGATGATTGCCATGCTTTCATTACTTTAGTACCTACATAGATTACAGTATCTTCTTTACCATATACAGTTGATGGAATAGCATCAACAACACCAGTAAGAATATCTACTACGTTATCTTTAGATACAGCTCCATTTGGCCATACAGTTGAACCAGAAATTGCTGGTTGGAATGATGTAGCTGAACCAGATGATGCAGCAACTACTGTTTCAAATCCTATAAAGCTACCATTACCAATACCACCTTGCCAGATTGAAGTTTCAGTTGCTTCTGCAACTTTACCACCTACATAAGAAATTAGGTAATCAGTAAAGTTTCTTGGGATTTCATCAAAAGCAGAATATCCTAAAGATAATGCTTCCCATGAATCTAAGAAGTTTTGCTTACATAATTCTAAGTTTACTTGCAATTCTTTTGGTTCTAAGATAGTTTCTGTAATTGCTACAGAACCAGAAGTTGCAAAATCACATGATGCATCTTGTACGATACCAGATACATCTAATTTTTGAATCACCTCTTTGTATTTTACATTCGGGTGAATCTCTACGTTTCCTTGGTCAAGTGTTTTTGCACTTAACAACGCTGCTGCAATATAATCTGAACTAGCTTCTCCAGCATAAGTTGAGGTTACAGTTGGCAACGCAAAGTTTTGTTGTTTTCTCATTTTTTCTCTCTAATTAATTAGTTGTTATACATTCTTGAAAGAACAGATGAATGATAGTTAGGAGTAAGTTTCTTATTAGCTACTTTACTAAACTTAGATGCTTCAACAGGTGCTCCATCAAGTTTTTTAGCTTCTACTTCCTTCTCATCTTCTTCCTCTAGTTCCTCTTCAATAGTTTCTTCTTGTGCTTCTTCTAGTTTCTTTTCTAACTCATCAATACGATAAGCCATCTCTTCTACTTTCTTAGCAACATCTTCTAAGTTGATAGTGATTTCATCTTCACCTTCTTCAGTTACTTCTTCTTCGAGTTCTTCCTCGTCAGTTTTCTCTAAAGCCTGTGGGATATCTTCATCAACTTCAATAGTTTCTGCTGACATGTCCTCTTCTTTATCATCTCCGTGTTCTTCAAGTTCTACGTTTTCACGTTCTTTGATGACACCTCCCTCCGTAATGATTTTGAAACGAACAGTTTCACCTTCAGCACCGGTGAGTTCTAATTCGTGTTCTCCATCTGGTGCTGGTGTTTTTGTTCCATCTTCTGAAACAACTTCAACAGATTCACCTACATCGAAAGTTGGAGATTCAAGAATAGTACCATCTGCAAGTTTTGCGTAAGCAAGTTTTACATCTTCTTCGTTCTTTAACGATAAAAGTTGCATAATCCTACCTAATACTGTGTTTGAATCCATAATTATCTCTCGTTTTTAAATTTAACCTTATAACAAATAAGGTTGGGTTTATAGTAATTTTTAATTTATTTGTGACCAACTAGTACCATTGTGATAATACAAGTTAGAAGCTGATACTGCTAATTGACCAGTAGCACCTGTTGGTAGAGGGTCTTGTGCTGGTAATTGAACTACCGAATTAAACTCTACTGTTCCTGTTGGTGAATTTATACTTGGTGTAACTAGTTCTTCTACTGCTTGAAGTTGAGTAGCTTCTATTGGGTTACCTTGTTCTAATATTAAAGAACCACTAAGGATGGTGTTATTAGATATAGTTAGGGTACCTGTTGATGAAGCTATAGCTGGTGTAACTAGTTCTTCTACTGCTTGAAGTTGAGTAGCTTCTATTGGGTTACCTTGTTGTAAGATTAAAGAACCACTAAGAATAGTGTTATTAGATATAGTTAGAGTACCTGTTTGTGAAGTTATAATTGGTGCAACAAGTTCTTCTTCTGCAACTACTTGAGTTGCTGAAATTGAATTGTTAGCTTCTAAGTTAACAGAACCACTAATATCAACATTGTTAAATATAGTTACTTTTCCAGTTGTTGAGATTATAGATGGAGTAACTAATTCATCATATGCTTGAACTTGAGTGGCTTCTATTGGGTTACCTTGTTGTAAGATTAAAGAACCACTAACAACAGTATTCATCCCTAAAGTTATAGTTCCTGTTGGTGAAGCTATACTTGGTGCAACCAATTCTTCATATGCTTGAACTTGAGTGGCTTCAATTGGGTTACCTTGTTCTAATATTAAAGAACCACTAATAATAGTGTTATTTCCTATCGTTACTGTTCCTGTTGGTGAAGCGATATTTGGTGCAACTAACTCTTCTGCTTGAAATTGAGTTGCTACTACTGGGTTACCAGATTGGACTTGTATTGAACCACTAACAACAGTATTGTTAAATATAGTTAGGGTGCCTGTTGGTGAAGCGATACTTGGTGTAACAAGTTCTTCATCTGCAACTAGTTGAGTTGCTGAAGCTGAACCAGTTACTACTAATCCTCCACCTAATCCAATTTTAGGTCCAATATCTAATATTCCCTCATGTCTTAAAGTACCATAAGTTTCAATATCAGGATCTCCAAGATTAACTAAACCTTGTGAGTTTACTTTTAATTTTCTACTACCTGATGCAAATATATCTAAAGGAGTTGTTCCACCTAAAATATTTACTGATGTTCTAAATCCTTTGTCTGCTACAATATTACTACCAAAATGAACTGAAGCATCTCCTCCTTGATATTCTGCAGAAGATGAAATATATTGGTAGAATAAAGGTACTAATGGTGTTCTTGGAGTAGTATATTGTGGTCCTGTTGCAACATATACACCAACTGTATCATAGTATGAAGAATCTAAACTATATCCATACGAAATAATTCTTGATGGAGTACCTGATATCCATAATGAGGTATCGTTATTATCTGAATCTTCAGACCTACCCCATAAACCAGCACTTGTAAATTTAGTTAATGGAAAACTATCCACATTACTTTGAATACCAATTGAATCAGTACCTATTGTAGCAAGATTATCCTCATTATCTCTTACATATATTTTAGCTTGAGTTCTATCTGATTTTAGATACATAGAACCTGTTAATTCTAATCTTCCCTCACCTTGTTCAGCTGATGATGAGTTGTATAATGTTAAGATATCCTGACCTTGTTTCTGTATTGTAAATGCCTTAAAATCAGTATTTGATGTTTGGTCATTTATTGTTTGTGGTTCAGTAAATGTATTAGCTACGTTTGTATAAGCAACATCACTACCTAAAGTTAATCCACTACTATCACCAACGAAAGAACCTGTAAAGGTTGAACCTGTTACATCACCTGATGCACTTATATTACCTGATGCGGTTACATCACCTGTTACTTGAACTGATGTTGCACCTCCACCTAATGCTTGTAATTGTATAGGATTGCCTACTATTCCAGTAAATCCTCCGTTTACTGATACAAATGAAGAACCGCTTGAATGTCCTAATACTATATAAGATGCAGCCCCACTACCAGTATTTGCATTGTATATACCTACTTGACCAGATTGACCTGTAAAACTAATTCCATTACCTGCTTCTCCCCAAGAACCACTAATTTTATCTCCACCATAGGTACTGATACCTCTAATAGATGAATTAGTAAACTTATCTACACCATTAAATCCACCTTCTATGATTACTGGTGATGAATCTCCAGGACCTGATGTTACTGTAAATGCTGTTGAGGATGGGTCATCAATTGTTACTGACCCACTAATTATTTGGTCACCATTAAATGTATTTGAACCAGTAGTTGCTACTCCTACTGGTACGGCTCCTGAGAATGATGAGGTTGGTATTGGTTGAGCAACTCCATCTATATCTCCTACCCATGCATATCCTTCTTGTATATTTGGAACATCATTACTTCTACCACTACCTAATACTAATATCTCTCCTTCTGTTGCATTTGATTTTACACAAGTACCAATGTTCTGTATTAAAGCAGAACCTGTTGGTTTAGTTGAAGTTAAAGAACCATCTCCATTTACATATACTGTAGCTCCTGGTGTAAGGTTAGAAGTATTAACACCTCGTATTCTACCAGTTAAGATTACTTCTCCTACTGCATTATTTGAAATTGCTTCTTGAGTAATACCAATTGCTGGCATTAGGGTTGGTTCATCATAAGAAGCTGTATTAATGTTTATCTTATCACCAGTTACACCTGATGAATGTACTGCATATCCTTTAGGGATATCATGACCTGATGTATTCTTTGCAAGTACGAATATTTCATAGGCGTTATCTGAAATAATTGCGTGTGATGCAGATAATGCGTTATCAGCATATGAAGCTGATAAAACAGCTGAACCAGTTAATGCAAGTGAATCTGCTATATCACTATTGAATTGTCTGATATCAGCAGGTGTGATTTCTTGTGATGTGTTGTCAGGAAACAGAAAATTACTCTGTGATATTAACCCTTGTCTATCTAATTGACTCATATCTTATCTCTATATTTAATCTATCAGTATATCAAAACCACTTGAGAATCCACTTGAGAATGCTCCTGTCTCTACTGGAGGTATTGCATTGATTCTACCAATTCCTTGATTGGTCAAATACCCATCACAACATCTTACCGAATATGTGTTGGAATTTAAACACAAACAACCTCTACGAGAGTTTCTCGGAGAAGAGTGTGAAAGAGTAGGTCCAATATAAAGACCAGATGCTCTGTGTTTTCTAAGTTTCCTTGAATATGACATTATTCTTTTATACCTATAACAAACTTAACGAGGTTTATATTTGTTCATATGTTCCTTATGGATAAGTTTTTCCATTAAGGCTTTATCAGATAGGTATGCGAGGTAGAGTAAACATTCCTCTAAGGGTTTACGAGTTATCTCATCAAACTTTAAGATATCTTCTCCTGCAAGTTGGACAACTGTTGAATAGCTTCCCCACTTTCTTCCAAAATTGACTTGATGTTGGGTGATATCTCCATCTGGTTCTTCAAAGAGTTCAGGGTACCTTTCACTAAGTCCTTGTATAAACGAATAAAGAAAAAAAAACAGCCAAAGTGAAAATCCATTCCCACATCCCACCATTTATCTTCATCCCATGGTTCTACTCCATTGTATTGTTCTATCTCATAGAGTGCTCCTTTGGTTTTCTTTATAGGTCTGTATAAGATAGATAAGATAGTTGGCCATTCATTATTGAGTTGTATATTCTCAAACTTAGAGATATCCAAGTATGCTCCATAAGGCATTGTACTCAAGTTAGGTTCAAACCCATACTCAGTATCACCAATGGTTATTCTTCGTTGTAAAGGATAATCTGTCTTTCCTAAGAGTTTAGTTAAATCTTGTCTGATATTTGATATAACATCACTATCTAACTCTTTAACCATATCAGGAGTTATTCCTGTCAGGTTATATACCAAGAATGCATCTTGTGCTTCAGTATCACCTTCGTGAGTATCTAAATCTTTTTGTAATTGAATATATTGTTTTAGTGATATTGCACTAAAATCATTGGGTACTGTTATCTCTATCTGTTTCTTCATAGTTTATATCTATAATATCTTTTGGTTGTTCTAAATCTGATATCTTCATGTTCTGATATCCTATGTGAGATTTAAGTTGGAAGTTCTCACCTCTTTTCTTTATCACCTCACCATTCTTTAACTTGAGTTGAGCTTGTAAATCTTCTATATCGTTCTTTAGTTTGTTAACATAGTTGGATAACATAATGATATCCATATACAAATCTTCTCTACTTTTCTCTGTAAACTCTTTTGGTATTTGTTGTGCCATTACTTAAATGTTAGTGTGTATTTTCCTTTGTTCTGTTGTTTGATTGATAATCTTGACATTGCAACATATCTTAATCCATCAATCAAGTGGTCTAATCCACCTTCGGGTTTATCTAATGCAATCCCATACTTATCTGTTGCCCATTGGTAAGAATAAAGTTCGTTAATTAAGTTCTGTGAACTTCTTGGTACACATATACCATAGTTCTGTAATACTCCTATACCGAACTTAATTGAATCAGGTCCTTTCTTTACTGGTTTAATATTGAAACCACTTCTGTATATTTCTTCTATCAACCTTGGTTCTGCTGAATCTGCCCATATCTCTGTGTTACCAACATTTAGTTCATCAAGTTTATCTATGATATCTTTGGTTACCATACCTTTTTCATATAGTAACTCTCTAACATATAACATATCACCTTTCTTGTGAACTGCTACCAAAGCAGTTGGGTCATTGGAAAATCCAAAGTCAAGACCCATTGCAATCAATTCTTCTATTGGGTTATCATCTACTATTTGGAATGTAAAGATTGCTCTATCGTTAGGAGCAAACTCACCTTTACCATAGATTGCCCAATACTTTGGATTCTTCCATTCTAAATCCTCGATAGCCTTAACCATTTCTTGTGGTAAGTAAGGATTATCTTTGTAGGTAGTTACAAATCTTTCTACATCATCTTGTTCTCTTAACCAATGGTAAGGTGAAACAGTTGGGTTATAAGCTAAAACTATATTGCCTTGACAACGAATAGAAAGTTGGAAGTAACTTTCCTCATCTATCTCGGATGCTTCATCGATAAATAGGACATCTGATTTAACCCCTCTTAACTTCTCAGGATCATCTGTATTGATAAACGATAAGGTAGAACCATTCCCAAAAGAAAAAATCCTGTCTGAGATGTTGTATCTATCTGTTTCCCAAATTCCAAGTGTAGTAAGGATATCCTTGAAATCTTTAATCACAGAACGTTTAAGGGAAGGAACAGTTCTTCTTACCACAGTTACATCTAATCTCTCTTGTAAACAACGAACAATCAACCATTGGAGTATCGCATATGTTTTACCAGAGCGAGTACCTCCAATATGTTGAGTTATTCTCTTCTTAGCGTTAAGAAGATTATCAAAAGTTACAGTTGTATCAATGGTTATTTTCATCCTTCAATTTGTTCGTCCGAACCACTCCTATTGATGTTAACAGTTATCTGTTGTATTCTCTGGTCTATCTCTGCTCTCATCTCTACCGATTTTTGTTTAGGTACAATGTATTCTAACAATCTTAGATAAAGTTTTGCAGCCTCTGTGGGGTTTTCCTTCCTAATCTTCTCTAAATC